ACTGCTAAAAAGGTTGCCTCGGATTTTCAAACCGATGTTGCGCAACTTGTTGAGCCAGTTGCTAATAAGAATGATTCTAAAAAAACTAGCCGTTTTTTCGGTTCTTGGAGGGATGCTAAATGAGACGTCGTCGTTTATCTAAACGAGGTTCTCGCCGTCTTTTTCGGCGTACCTCCAAATCTAGACGTAGAAATTTTAAGAGAGTAGGACGAGGTGGTTTTAGGATTTGACATTCTGATTTAATCCTGATACAATCGGTACAGGTGATTAATATGGTTTGTTATAATCCTATTCTTATGTACCCGGTTGAAGGAGCGATTACTAAAAATGGAAAACAACATTATAGTTTTTACGGTAGCCTTGCCTCTCACCCTGAGCTTGCTTGTGATAGTCGTTTCATTCGTTGTTCTTGTAAACAATGCATTGGCTGTCGTCTCGAAAATAGCAGACAGTGGGCTGTCCGTGCTGTTCACGAAGCCCGTTCTTCGTCTTCTGCTTATTTTGTCACTTGCACTTTCGACGATTATCATTTGCCACGTGATAAAAGTTTAAGCAAGAAATTTCATCAGACTTTCATGAAAAATCTTCGTCGTGAGTATGGTAGTGGTATTCGCTTTCTCGGCTGTGGTGAATATGGTGAACTTCATGCTCGTCCCCATTATCATTACATTTTGTTTAATATTGATTTTGATGACAAAATTTTTCGGTTCCGCACAGACGGTTATAATACTTATACTTCTTCTCGTTTTGCCAAAGTATGGAAATACGGTATGCATCTTATTGGTGAGTTTAGCTTTGATTCTGCTGCCTATGTCGCTCGCTATATAGTTAAAAAGCAGACAGGGAAAGATGCTCCTTCTCACTATAAAGGTCGTATTCCTGAATTCATGGTTGCTTCCAATCGTCCTGGCATAGGTGCTAAATGGCTCGAAGACCACGGTGAAGAATGTTATTCCAATGATTATATTGTTATCAACGGCAAAAAGATGCGTCCTCCTCGTTATTATGACAAAAAATTTGACGAAACTCATCCTCACTGGATGGAATATATTCGCAACAACCGCATTGAGAAGATGCTTCATAACTTGGAGAACAACACTTTTGAGCGTTTGGTTGACCGTTGTCGCGTTCAGGAAGGTAAGTATAAGCATTTTCTTGGCAGAAAGCTTGACAAGGTATTATGACTGTGTTATTATTTAGTCGGAAATGAGGTGATGCTTATTAGTGAATTTGAAGCTGTTAAAAATTTCTGTCGTTATCGTAATATTTCTTTTGACTACTCTTTTCGTGGTAGTAAATATGCCGCTTACCGTCTTAAGCCTGATGGTTCTAGGGTTATTCGCCTTGATAATGACTATTTTGTTATATCAGCTATGCTTTATCTTATGATTCGTAGGTATTTGATTGCACTTAGAAAAGGAGATGGTTCCGCTGAGACTTTATTCCATTTATGATTCCAAGGCTGAACAGTTCAGTCCTCCACAGGTTTACCACAATGATATGCTTGCTTTGCGAGCTTTTGAAGGTATAGTTAACGATGATAAAATGCTTATTAAAAAGTATCCTGAAGACTTTAGTCTTTATTATGTCGGTAACCTTGGCGATATTGATGGCCGTTATTATATTGAGCATTATGACGAAACCAGCGTTCCTGTATTGGTTGGTAAAGCCGTAGATTATGTTTTGGATATTGACAGTGATTCTACTAAATGATAATCTAATAAAGAGCGTATCAGAAAAAGGACGATCTCACGGAGATCGCCCTTTTTTTGTACGCCACGCCCGCCGCGTCTAGGCGCCTGCGAAAGGAGGTGAAACTATGAAATTTAAGACAGCTTATGATCCCGTAGAAGAACATGATCATTGCGGTATTGAGTTTACCATGCCCTCTCTTACAATTCAGGACGAGAAAGAGGAAACTGATATCAATTATATCGTAAATAAGTATGCAGACGGTCAGAAAGGTATCATGACTCTTGACCTCGGCGATAGTTCGCAATACGCTTACCTGCAGTTCGGAGATGCAACGCTTCCCGGCGACTACAGTACAGCGCTTGAGCTTGTGTCCGGAGTTCGTGAAGAATTCTACAGTTTACCCGCTTACGTTCGAGCAAAATTCGGTCACGATCCTATGAATTTCATCGACCATTTGAATGATCCTGCAACGCTCGAATATCTTCAACAACAAGGTTTGTATGGTAGTAAATATACCTTCGACGAACCACAACAGTCCGTAAGTAATAAACAAACACAAGAAAAAAGTAACACTTTAGAACAAAATAATGAAGAAACACAAAAATAGGCGTCACCGAAGCCAGTTACTTACTTGATGTAACTGGCGTAGGTGACGCAAAAATAATCTAAAACTTAATAATAATTTGCTTTAGGTTAATTATTAGGTTTACACTTCGAAGAAGGTGAAATTTTGGCTCGAAAAAAAATAAGAGTTCGAGGACATCGCTTCAGCGATGCTCCTGCAATGTACATGAAAAGGACTAAGTTTGACCGTTCCCATGTTTATAAGACAACTTTTAACTCAGGCAAGCTTATACCTGTATTTGTTGATGAGGTTTTGCCTGGCGATACTACTCGTATGTCTGTTAATTACTTCGCTCGTTTGGCTACTCCTATTAAGCCTATCATGGATAATATTTATCTGGACTGGTTTTTCTTTTTTGTACCAAACCGCCTCGTTTGGGAACATTGGCAGAACTTCTGCTTTGAGCAGGAAGACCCTGATGATAGCACTGATTATGTTATTCCTGCTATTATGGCTAACGACAACAAAAATAATACTTATGTAGGTTCTCTATGGGATTATTTCGGTTTGCCCTTGAATACGTCCGATACTATATCTGGTATTAGTGCTCTTCCGTTCCGCGCTGTCTATTTGATTTGGAACGAATGGTTTAGAGATGAAAACCTCCAAAAATCCGTCAAGATTCAGAAAGGCGATACTAACGAAGTTTTAAACTCTGCCCGAGTTTCTGATCAACCTTCTTGGTTGTTCAAGTCTGGAACTGGCATTTTTCCCGGATATCCTTGCCCCCCTCGCGGTAAGCGCCATGATTACTTCACTTCCGCTCTGCCCTGGACACAGAAGGGACCCGGTGTTTCTATAGGTCTTGCTGGTACCGCTTCTATAGTTGACCCTACCCCTGATCCTGGTTATCTTCTCCATAGTAACTCTAATCAGCTCGCCGTTGTTTCTGCCGCTCGCGGTGAAGGCAAATCAGGTGGTTATAGAGTTGCAACAGGTAATGGAGTTGTTACGTTCTCCCGTCATGGTTCAGATTCTGATTCTAGTAGTGTAGGCGGTTTTGCTGGTAATACCTCTGGTGCGGTAACTGTTTCTGCTCAAGTCGGTTCTGCTTACCTTGGCAATGATTCTTATGTTGATTTGGATACTTCAAGTATCTTTACAATCAACAGTCTTCGTACTGCTTTCCAGATGCAGAAGTTCTATGAACGCCTTGCTCGTGGTGGTAGTCGGTATACAGAAGTGCTCCGCTCTTTCTTTGGCGTAGTTTCTCCGGACGCTCGTCTTCAGCGTCCGGAATTTCTCGGCTCCTTTACCAAAATGATAAATGTTAATCCAATAGCTCAAACTTCTGCAACCGATGATACCTCTCCTCAAGGCAATCTCTCTGCTTATGGTGTTACTGCCGCTAAGTTCCATGGTTTTAATAAGTCTTTTGTTGAGCATGGCTATATTATAGGTTTCGTTTGCGCTCGTGCTGATTTAACTTATCAGCAGGGTATTAATAAAATGTGGCTTCGTTCTACTGTTTACGATTTCTATTGGACTACATTCGCGCATCTTGGTGAGCAGGCTATTGAACTTCGTGAGATTTATGCTCAGGGTACTGAAGCTGATACTACTGTTTTTGGCTATCAGGAACGTTATGCCGAATATCGCTATAAACCTTCGCAGATTACAGGTAAGTTCCGTAGCTCTGTAACTGGTGGTAACCTTGACGTTTGGCATCTTTCACAGTTCTTCAATAATGCTCCTACTCTTAATGAAGAATTTATTACGGAAAATCCACCTATTAAGCGCATCATTGCCGTTCAAGATGAGCCTGAGTTTTTGCTCGACATAGGTTTCAAGTATACCACAGTTCGTCCTATGCCTATGTTTGGTACGCCCGGCCTTGTTGATCACTTCTAGAAGGAGTTGTTTTTATGTCATGGCTTTCTAATACTTTAGGCAGTGTTGCTGGTTCTGTTTTAGGATCTGCAGTTCAGAATCATTACAATTCTGCTAATGCCGCACAGGCTAACGCGTGGAACGTTGAAAACTATAAACATCGTTATCAATGGGCTGTAGAAGATATGCGCAAGGCTGGTCTTAATCCTGTTCTTGCCGCAACTAATGGTATAGGCGGTTCTATATCTGGAGCTTCGGCCGCTTCTGTAGGTATGAGTGATATAGGCTCTACCATGAACTCTGCCAGAGCCGCTAG